TGTATGGTCTAGGTTTGTTTACGTAGGGCATTACCGTTCCTTATTTATGAAATTGGCAAATCTTTACTGGACACCAACCACAAAGGGGAGTTGGGTTTTCTTGCCATACACCATTTTCGTACGATAGTCGCAATCGTTCAAGTGTTGGATAGAAATCTGTCCACAATGTATCCAAATCTTTTCTATGGTATTCAGTGGGTATGAAGTGTTCATGCACAACAAAGAGCAAGCCTGCCTTCACATGTTGGACTTCAGGGTAGTGTGCAAACACCATTAACGCCATGAGTTGTAACTGTTTTAAATCAGGGTACTTATTACTACCCGTCTTATAGTCAACCACAAACGCTGTGTCACCATTTATTACTACTAAGTCGGCTATGCCACGCACCCAGTATTCACCCCACTTGCATGGCTCTCGGTCAAAGTTGATTGCCATACGCAACTCAGGATACTTGATACCTTCCATCTCTACGAGTGGGTCAAGTTGGCGTTGAAATTTCTGATAGTTCGGCAATAGGGGTTTTCCCTCGCCTACGTAGTCCTCTACTGCTTTGTGAACTTCTGTGCCGTAGCGCATCTGTTCAGTAGGGAATTTGGTGTACCTTTTTAGTACCTTCACTTCGTGGTACTGGCGAGGGCAGTTGTCGTAGTCTTTAAGACCAGAGTAAGACCATTTGACTTCGTGTGTTTGCATGACTGTTTTTAAACTGAGAGTTTCGAGGAGTGCATATTAGCATCTTCAGGGTAATTGCCAATAGCGTAGTCTTTGACTACCTTGCCATTCTCTTCGTCTCCAACAAGCATTGGTGCAACCCAACTGCGCTTACCTGAACGGTAGCTCCTCCAGTGTCCTCTCCTCCAATGTTGTCTTGGAGATGCGTGTGACCCATGAGGCACGCTTGGCAATTCTCGCTTCTTGCCTGTTACGGTTATTAGTTTGAACTCAACCAAAGGCGTCTTGCCCTTGCGTATTTTCTTTTGGTTAACTTGTATCTCTCTCGGTGTTGGTACAGACACGCAAACATCACCATCATGAAATGTCATCATATAGATAGCACTCATAGCCCGATGTATCATCAATTGCATTTCATTTACATCTAACCAACCAATTTGTGATTGTGGTATCAGTGGTCTAATTTCTAGTACATGCGATTTAGGGTTTTCCGATACGTACACGCCTAATGTCGCTATGGCTATCTTCCCGTTAGTACCGTCTTGCACGCAAAAATGTACAAGTATTCCTCTTAGGTCATTCGCGTCTTGTTCTACTACACAAAATACAAATTCATTAACATGACCTTGAGGTATGGCTTTTTCATCGCCTACGCGTACGCTACCTGTAATTACCACTATCTTAGGGAATGGTAAAAGTATTTTGCCTTCTTCTATAAACAATTCATGAAAGTTATCGGGCGGGTCAAAAGTATTCTCAATAATAATTTTTGGAAAATTTGTCATCCCATCTACCCAAGCCTCTACTGCACCGTCAACACATTCAATCTTAGATTTAGCGTGGATAAGTTTTATAGCGGCTATTTGTGAACCAACTGATTTAAAAGCCTTATCCCTGAACTGCTTATCCATGAATGCATCTTTAACGGTTGGAGCGTGGTATCCAACCGCAAACCTCCCAAAACTTATAATCTGATAATTGATATTTAATTTTTCTCTTTGTCTTTCAATCGCCTTCTGCCAAGTCTCCTCTGAAAACTCGCGGGTTGGAATAATATTGATTTTGTCTTTACGCGTCGCCATAAGTTACTCCTACTTTCGCCTCACACGCGACTGGCAATCCTTTCGCCCAGTCAGGTGCTTTGGACATTACACTTGTTACAAACTCTATTGCATCATCAACGTCATCCGCGTCTGCCACAACTACTGCGGCATCGTGAACCGTTAAAGCAACTCTGTACTTATTGTTTATCTCGCACATCTGCGTACCCACGACGATACGCGCCAATGCTTGCACTACGTTCTCAACTACTGCACCGCCCCAAATTGAGACTTCACCCTTGCGTGAATCGTAAACAATCTGTGTCTTGTCATCCTTGGTGACGCGACGCAAGTTAGGGTATCGGATACGAAAGCCATTGGGTAAGATGATTCCATCTTTGTCGTAGTGAACGCACTCATACTCACCGAACGCAATAGGCTTTTTAATTTTGCCGTCTATCATGTTCTCCAACATACGGTCGGCTTCTCTCCAAAGCGCGATGATGCTACTGTTGTTGTCCCGATAGACACCCACGATACGCTTGCACTCTTCTTCATCAAGTTTGACGCTTACTGGCTGCGAGGTGGCAAGTGTGTGCTGTAACTTCATAGCCCCAGTGCCGTAGCCAAGACCCAGAATGCATGTCTTACCCACGAACCGTTCGGTCGGGTCTGCTTTAGTGATTGTTTTCCCATACACATTAGATGCAAATATGGAGTACACATCTTCGCCCTTGGCAAACTGTTTAACAACATCCTCTTGACCCGCAAGCCAAGCAAGTACCCTCGCTTCAATCTGCGATGAGTCTGAGTTAATCACCATGTAGCCGTCAGGTGGCACGATGGCTTTCTTCAATGCCTTCTTCTTGGGGTCACGGCTCGGCAGGTTTTGGAAGTTCACCTTGTCAGTACCCGACCAACGCCCTGTGTGTGCGCCATAGTATTTCAAGGGAATGGGTAACGCGCCACGATTACGTTTTCCGATATCCATGAAACGCTCTATACGTTTCTCTTCTAAAGTAGACTTCGTGCCGAGTCGAACCGCGCACAGTTGTTGAATAAAGGGGTCATCATTCTCAGTTAGGGCAATAAAGCCTTCATCCTTTTTTGCTAGCGCAGGGATTTGTTTGCCAGTCGTCACGCTTGTTTTGTACGGTACGTCTATTCCGAAACCAGTTATTACCTCTGCGAACTTCTTATTGCTAGAGAGTTTCTCACGCACCTCTTCTTCTGTCGCGCACTTGAGTTGCTCCATCAAGCCTTGAAGCAGACGGCTCTTCTCTTCTTGTAACTCTGTTAGACGTTCTTGTAGCGTTGACTGCTCGACATACAGAACAGGTTCTGTAAACATCTTTATCGTCATGTCAATCAGTTTGAGTTCCTCCTGGGGAAATGAAGGAATCATTAACAGGAATAACTTGTATGTAAGGTCAACGTCGTTAACGCAGTACTCACCATACAAAGCCAACTCCTCTGGTGTGAAGTCGACTCGTCTTTTGTTGATTGCTTTAACTACCTCGTCGCCTTTGACTCCGACGTTGTAGCGCGTAGCGAGTTTGGCGAGTGAACCGCCAACCTCTACGCCATGAAGTGCGCGTGCCATGCAGAGAGTATCTGCAAGCGCCATAGGTTTAATTCCAAAATGCCATGCCAGTATCGCACCGTCAAACAGTGTGTTGTGGGCTAGTACGAGACTTTCTTTCCAGTTGAACTGGGCAAGCCACTTACGTGTCGTTTCACGCTCCCCTGAAAACCAAACTGGGGAACCGTCGTTTACCTGTACAGATACACCGATGACTTCAAACCTAGGGTCACGGATATATTCTTCCGTTGTTTGTGTTCTGAACCCTAGGTCTTTGTCGGTATAGTACGTCTCGAAATCAAGCGTTATTAGAGACATTAGCAATGGCTCGGTTTAGATACCAACGCGCCTTGCATAGGTCTTCGTACTTATCACCTTTGTGGTCTGCGCGTGTGATGTACTTCACCACATTGCCTAAGTTGTAATCTAACTTCTTCGCTTCAATGAAGTCAATAGTCTCGACACCGCCAGTCTTGTAGTGTGGAGGTTCATTGACCATATCAGTGTGATGTTTAGTCACAATGTCCGCACCGCCTTGCATAAGCAGTTTGCCTGTGACTGGGTGAGTTCGTACCATAGGTAACGTGGCTAGTCTATCTCTTATCTCAGCGTTAGAACTTACCTTACCTTTGCTCACATTGAATGCTAGGGTTGTTAGTGGTACTGAGGACGCTGACTTCCTAGCCGTGTATGTTACGTTGTACACAGTATGTAGTTTCACACCACAAGCATCCGCTACCTCTTTGGGTTTGGCTTTAGGGTTTTTAGCAATGTAAGCAAGTACTTGTTTTGATTTATTCATCTTTGACATTTTGTTCTCTCCGTTAAAAAGGGGCTTCTTCAATTTGGGTTGATGTTTGTGATTTCAAGTTCTTTCTATGTATCCTTTCTAGTAGTTTTCCGTCTACGCGCTCGAATGGATTCCATTCGTTCGCGCATATCTTCAAGGTGATTCCTTCGTTCTTCGTCAATTGCCTCTTGCGGGATAAAGACCTCTTTGGTTGTGAATCTATGTTCATTAGCGCACTCTCTCCTTCTAACATGCCCGAATGTGGGCGAGTCTCTTGTTTGTTTTACTGATGACCATGAACCGCATACTGGGCATTTCATTCTTCGCTACTCAACATAAATATTGCCACAGCGACAGTTACAACAACTATCCCTCCAAGGCACATCAAGAATACTATCCATGCAATTGTTTCAAGCATCTTTGTCTCCTAGTTCTAAAAGTTTTTCTTCCAGTCTACGAATGCGTTGACGGTTGTATTCAACAACGCTCATTGCATACTCAAGCGATTTCTCTGCTTGCATCTTTGATAGGGTTGCATCACGCATTTCAATGTCAATGATTTCTTTTAGAGTGCGTGGTCGCAACATATCTTTAATGAATGCCACTATGGTTTCTCGTTTAGTCATGCGTTCAACTCCTTTAATCTTTTTTCGGTTGCTCTAACTACGTCAACCCAATAGTAGAGGTCGGGTAGGTTGTGTTTTAGTTCGTTGATGTCTTGTTCAGACAAACCAACCCAAGGTCGTTTGTAGTCTTGGATGTCATCGTCTTCTTCAATCATGCTTGCCCTCCAACTCTTTAACTCTGCCAGACAAGACACGCACCAACTCAGTTAGCACAGCGACCTCCGCCATTAGTTGTTCTCTTGATGGTTGCTTAATGTCGCGCACATAGTCTTGCTTGATGCGAGACTCCATCTCTACACGGTTGAACTCTTCATCTTCGGGTGTCATAGGTTAGTCTCCTCAATGATTTGTTTAAGATTAAAAACGCTTGTCTCATCAATCACGATAGCGATACCACCGTTGTTGACAATCTCTTCTAGATTGGATTGTTGTAATGCTGTGGGCTTCTTGCCATTCGCCTTGCACTCAATGCCAATAAACTTTCCCTTGTAACAACATACTATGTCAGGGATACCTGAACGACCAAATCCCCCTGTTGCGGGGAAGAAGATGTACATGCCAAGTTTTTGTAGTTCCGCAATAGCCTTGCGTTTAACTTTGCCTTCGGGTGTCATCGCCACCTCCCTTCATCTCTTGTAGAGTTGAGTTGTCTAGTACTAGTATGTATACAGAATCAGATACGCGCCAGCCAGTCTCGTTGAGACGCGCATCTTGATTGTTGATATAAACATCTATGGGTGTTACCTCCCAAGGTTGTCTATCGTTGAACGGCATTGTGTGAATCATTGAGTACAACGCTTTCACTTTGTCAGGCAATGTCTCTTTGGTGTAGTAGCGATACTCACCCTTGCCTACACAAATGCAATACTCGTCACCTTCTATGAACATAGGAACGCGCAGACTATCAAACAGATAACTGTGCATTATCGGTACATAGTTTTCATTCATGTTGCTTGGGGATTAGTACGAACAATTCTCTGTAATTGTTGTAGCCTTGCGCCACATCAATCTCATGATGGAAGTGGTCATTGCGACGCATACTCAGTTCGTTGTCTTTATCAGGGCTACCCTTACCATCAAGGTATGTTCTGATAATCATTGCATCAGCCGCGACTGAAGTATCAGCGAGAGTTGAATAGCGTTTCACACCACCATGAATCGTTACTTCATCTTTGTCTAAATCGAATGAAGCCTCACCAATTAGATAATAAACTTTGGTGTGTTCTAGATTATGGTTGTCACTCATAACGCCTATGAAGGTTGCGCCCTTGGCGAACCTTTCTTTATGAGACTCTAACTGTTTCACTGCATTTAACTTTTTCATGTACTTGTCGTAACACGCTTGAAGGGATTCGATATTACTCGGAATAATCTCCTTGTCAATACCCAAAATTACCTTAGTTGCTATCAAAGCCAATGAATCATCTATCTCGAAACGGTCATGTCCATAGCGTTCTCCTATTGACCTGAAAGCAGAACGAATACCCGCCTTGTATGTGTTAGACAATCCTTCCTCAGTAGGTATCTCGCCTTGCTTGCGAATGTTTGCAATCAGAGTAGCAATCTTCTTAGAGTCCCTTGTATCTGCGGAACTATTCGCGCTACCTTTCTGTTTAGAAATCAATGGACTGGAGTAGAAGTAAATCGTATCCCCATTACCATTTCTTGAAGCCCATATGTAGCCCGCATTAAGATGGTTCTCCGCAGTCACTAGATGAACTTCTAATTGATTCTTGGATATGTCTTTAATTTTCAGATTGAAAGCCGAACATATCTCCACTAGAAGTTTGTTCCTATCCTTCTTGTCGTTAGAAGAGTCATCCGCAAGAATATTCAGAATATTCGGATGTGTGCAGATAGATGATATAAAGTTTTGCATTACGCTTTCTCCAGTTAGTTTTACAGACGAATTACAGGCGCACCATTGGACTCAATGATGTACCCCCACTTGCTCTTAGGAAGGATTGTTCCCGCCTTGAGTTCTTTCAGATTAAAAGCATTGTGTGCTTTGATTACTGATGGTTTGAACATACCACTCAACGATTGGTTTAGATGAACATTGAATAACTCTACCTCTCGTTCAGGAGAATGGCTACTACCCCAATACCCACCGAGATGGGGTCTCGTTTCATGGAATGCTGAATAGCCAATATGATGGATATTGTTAGCAAGCATAAAGAGAATCGCAGCATCCACCAGTCGGTGAGACGCAACAAGTCCTTCAAAGTTAGCCATAGATGATTGAGGGTCACCTCTGTCAAAGGTTTTATCATTAACTAGGTCTTTGATTGTCTCCATGATGCCATCCTTGCTCATCGCTCCAGTCATCACAGGGGCGACTTTCAAGAACTCTTCGTACTTACCAAGGGCTTCGCTTGCTAGTTTGCGGTTCACCCTCCTCTGAAAGACTGTGTAAGGAGTTACTGTCTCTCCTAGTGCTTTCTTAGCGGGGTCAAGATGAAGTCTCATACCTTTGAAGATTGGGTGCATATGCCCCGCTCTGTTCCATGCAATCGTGCCACCTCTTGCACCGCACGACTGAAACCAGTAACCGAACGCTTCACTCATATAGGTCGAGTCACCTTGTCCAAGATGCTGACGAATCTCAAATGTATTGTCAGGATACACAGTAGCAAGATGCTGTCTGTCAACCCACTTCGTAAGAGATTCTTTATCCCACCCCTCCTTGAAGTTACCACTCTCTACAACATCTACCGATTCACGGTTCTTGTAATAGATAGAGAACGAACCATCCTTGTTAGCGCGGAAGTGTCTGCGTGAATACTCACGCCACCCCATCGGGTAAGCATTGTTCAACCCACCGCGATAAGGCTTGATGGTCTTGGTGCGCTCAACCATCTTGTCATAGGTGAGTCCACCCGCCCATACCTGACTTACATCATTGAAGATGCCACCGTATCCGTAACTCATACTGCTTCCTCCATTTTCTCTTGCAACGCTTTTGCTTCATCAACCTTGGTGAAGATAGTCTCACGCAATTCGGGTCGCTCAAACAATGCTGATATAAAGTTGTGAGTAGAGCGTGCCTCCTCACGGTACTTCAATGAGAACGCTAGTCCTATAACAGATGTACAGAACAAGAACAATTCGAGATATGTATATTCAACCATTTAGTTCACCATTACTTTCTTCCCTGTTGGGGGAGTCCATTGTTTATTACAAGTTACCAACCATAGAGTTGGCATCGATATGTCCCACTTGACATCGTTTTCCAAGTAGCCGTCTGTGAAGATGACCACACACTCTGCCTTGAGATTCTTTTTATTTATATGTTCACTGACACATGAAACCCTAGTTCCACCGCCCCCCATCGGTTTCAATAGAGAACCTATCTCCTGATACTGTGCGGGTTCAAACACTTGTTCACCATGAACCTTGGTGTCCCACCACAGAACGCGAATCTTCTCAGGGCATACGGCTTCCGCACCCTTGACAATCTCTGCCGCGAATTCGTTTATCTGTTGCTGTGAGATAGACCCCGATGTATCTATGCCATAGATGACCTCGCCAATAGTCTCTGTCTCCGCAGATGGTAGGAACAAATCACTTGGCAATAATCTTCTGTTGAACTTACGCCATGTGTATTCATCCTTACCGCGAGCGAACGATGAGACATACTCTGCGAACTCTTTCTTCCAATCAACATCACCTTCGAGCATCTCTGTGATTGCTCTTGGCAAGTCAATACCTAAGCGACCAGCGAGGATTGCACCTTCTCGTATTGCTCTATCTATACGCTCGTTGATATCCTTGGCTTGCTCTGCATCCATCTTGCCAAAGTCATGCTCGTCGAACGAATACTCATCACCCTCCTCGCTATCTTGCTGTTCACCACCCCCTGAACCTTTAGATGGTTGACCCTTCTTCTTAGGTTTGTATCCGCTACCCCCGCCCTTGCACTCTTCCTTGAGTAAGCGATACACCTCACGCATATTCATGTTGTGAAAGCGTTCCTCGTAACACCCACCCGCAGGTAGTTTTACAAGGTTGGGGTCTTCCTTGTGTATCTCCATGATGATGTCATTGACCACCATGTCAGCCGCGACATTGGCGAGTTTGGCATTCTCTACCCATAGGTCACGGTTGAGTATCCCTTGACGCAGACCGATGTGTAAGTTCTCATGCAAGACAAGACCCGCCACCTCTGCATCCTCCTTGCAGACGCCTGTGAGGAATGCTCTGCCGTAGACTTTGTTGATACCATCTGTGTATGCGGTAAGTCCTCCCTTATCGCTCACTTCAGATGTACCCATCATCATCACCCCACCCCACCATACGGTGTGCTTAGACTTCATTAGCGCAATGTGCGCCTTCTTAACACGCTGTTCTTGAGTTAACATTTTGATTCCTCCTTAAGTTTGTTTTCTTTAAGTCGCTCTTGCCTATACCACCATGACCATGTTGTTTCGTCTTCGTCTTCCAATGCAACTTCAAATGCCCATTGCACATTCCGCATTAAACTCAACATTTGGTCATGGCGTAACACTTGGAACTCTCCGTTGTTAGAAGAAATGTGTTCCTCTGCGGCCTTATATACTTTCTTCCAACCTTCATCCCAATCATTCATGTCGAACCACCCAAGGTAGCCGAACACATCGTCATCAATACCAACAAGATAAAACCGTACGTGTCCGTTCTTGTGTGGTATTCCATTTTCTTCTTCTGTCCAATGTTTGTCTGTCATATCGTTTCCTTACATAATCATGTGGTTGTCAGTTGCCCACTTGCTAATCTCTGTGTTGTAGCGGGCAATCTTTGGCTTGTTGCGGAATATCATGGTGAAGAAGATTGATTGAATCTCGCTCGACTTCATACGATTCACGAACTGCATATACTTGTTCAGGTCATCGTGAGATGCTAATGTGTCGACCGCCTCAAGAATCATCATCACTTGGGTTGCCACATCTTCAGGAACTTTCACAGTTGTTGGGTTCGCAAGCACATCGTTGAACTTAATCATGCTCTTCTCAACCGATATGAATGTCGCTATGGATTTCGCGGCACTCTCACCGACCGTACCCGCAAGTGCCACAGTCAATGCGTTCTCTGTGTACTTGTCTCGCTTATCCACGATGGGAGAGGCTTTCGCCAATGAGCGAGGAGACACGAACGACTTCGCAGTTGATGATGGTTTGAAGATGTATGGGTTATCGTTTTGGTCTGAGTCAAGATAAGACTTGAATGCCTTCGGTGTCATCGCTGCCCATGCTCTCAGAGGTCTAGATATATTGTTCTTAGTAGCCCACTGCAACCACTCGTCATGCGTTGGCTTTTGCATATTCACAATGGTGATGCGGTTTGCCACATGACCCGCGAATGTATCGCCCACACCGTCAGTTGCGTTGTTACTTGTAATGAAGATGTGCGAACCCTCGGGTAGCGGTTCATCGCCCACCGTCTTCTCAAGCATCAATCGGGTATAGATAATCTGCATGAGTTTGGGGGACTTGAACGCCTCGTCAAGCATGATGTACTTGGGCTTGCCACTTCCCATCTTGAAGAGAGACGCGACATAGTATTCAAGAGTCTTGCTTGCATGGTTGGGAATAGATGCCGCGACATCCATCATGTCTTTCACGGGGCAATCGACATAGATGTAGTCATACTTGTCAGTAGGGAAGTCATCGCCCACCTTACGCCATTGGTCACCGTTGTCTTCAGCAAGCATCGCTAGAAGTGATGACTTGCCAACTCCAGGTTCAGAGATGACTGCAATAGTATTTGTATCGCCAATCTCACGGATGAGGTCTTTGACCTCGTTGATAGATGCTGTCAGGGAAAAGTTGATTTTGCTCATATACGCTTTCAGGGGTTAGTGAATGATTAGTTAAGGGTTAGGGGTTTGAACTTGTTCAGCATATCGTCTACACCGTGTTTAACAGTTGAACGAACATACGAACTCTCGCGTAAGTCTTCGAGCGTGACACCCGATAGCGCATCCTCCAGTTGCGCCCTAGCAGACTCTAAATGTTGATTATTTGTCAAGTTAAAGTGTTTCAATGTCTCGCAAATGTCCCGCGCTTGGCTGATAGTTGTCTCATATACCTTCTTGCGCTTGACCTTGCCGTCTTCGTCAGCAGTGACCTCTGTACATGCATTACTGATGCGGGAGGCGATTTCCACCAGTCGCTCAGATGCGTCTTCCATTGACCGATTCACAATCTCTTCGATTTGGTTGTTGTAATGTTGTTCCAAGTCATCTGCGATAGCCGTTGCAATACCGCCCGAACGGAAATCGTTCTCAGGTACTTTTGTTACAAACAACTTCAAGCGGAAGCGTCTACGGATATCTTCGGGTTCAGGGTACTCTGAACGATTAAACATATCGCCTTGTTTGAATGCCGAATCGCTGACGATGGTCGGATACTTGTCAATGAAGTTGTCCAATAACTTGTTGAACTCAACCTCATGCGCTGACCACTCCTTCATGAATTTTTCAATGCTGAATGTTGGTAGCAATCTAACCGAACCCGCCCAGTCGTAGGTGCAACGCTGAAGCCAGTTATAGACGGTCTGCCGATAGTTGAGCAATGCTTTGTGGTCAGGCGAGTTAGACAATAAGTTCTTGGTGAACTTGCCTGCCTCAGTAGATGCGTTCTTAGAAGAAGTCACCTCGTTGCTGATTTGTTTGTCTTGCTTGGTCGCAGTCCACACATTGACCTCCACAGTTACAAGTTGCGCAGAACTTGCAAGCGAGATGAGGTGATTAGGTTTTTGGATTTCAAAGTTCATTTCAGTATCCTGTGAATGGTTAAATAGAAGAAGGGTTGTAGCGTGGGTATCCACGGCAAGGTGCATCGCCATCCATATAGATGGCTACATAGTCGAAAGGTTCATTGGCTTTGGCTTTCGCATCAATGAATGTAGAGTAGTCGCAGTCTTCCTCCAAGTAGACTAGACCATTGTTGGCATATGAATAAGACGTTATGTCTTTGTCGATACCGAGTCGTTGTAACTCAGTCAGAGGGACTTCTAGAAATCCATGTCCCGAATCACTAAAGAATTTATATTTAGAAGTCATCGGAACAATCCCCCTTTGTTGTTGATACCCTTGAGGTCATCAAGGTTTGTGATAAGCATGTAATTACTCTTGTGCATTGGCGCAATGGTGCGTACACGCGACCGCGCATCTTCCTCACCGCATAGCAGACAGATGGGGTAACCCGCCTTGGCACGCTTTGCAGAAAAGATGTCACCACACCGTGAACAGATAGGTCTGAGTTTAGACATAACTATTACATAGTATGGAAGTTGATGTCCATCTCGCGGATGCGGTAGACATGATGCTCGTCGAGTTCATCATCTGCCTGTTGACAGAGACGCATCTCGTACTCGGCTGTGTCCTTGCTTGCGTAGGCTTCGATAGACTTGCCATCGACTACGAGCAGATACACCTTGGGAGTGATGTTTATTACAGACAGCCCCTCAATGGCGGACTGATACGCTGACTTCATTTTCATACACTTTCTCCAAAAAGATTTCATTACCCTGTGAAACGCTAGATAGCATCTCACCCCGTTAGAGTCTGTTGAACAGTTCCAATCCCGACTCAGAATACATTGTATCATAACTTTACAATTAAGTCAACTACATATGTAACTTTTTTACATGAGAGGTTACCCCTAGTCCCCATGCTTTGAGATTGGCTCGAACTTCTCGGCAGTCCATGCATGGTCTACGCTCTCAGTCACGATGTAGCCTTGGCTCTTGGCTAACTCCTCAAGTGCGGGCAGACACACCATGTATGTTGCTTCTTCGTCAAACTGTGCAACCATGTGCGCACCCGCCTTCGCTTCGAAATAGACTGTAACTTTCATTTCACAGCCCCCTGACATCGTTGTTGATGCAGTACTCCATGAACTCAGAGAAGTCTGAGAACTTGTTCTTGCGTGTCTCGTCGTGGAAGTCAGACTCTTGCAACGCGGGTAGTTCCGTCGCCTTGCGCATCATGTCCAAGACATTTAATACATCTTCCAATGACTCGCTACCGACAGACACATCGCTATGCCCTTCGAGTTTGCCGTTCTCGTCGTAGAAGACTTCGCGTACACAGTACCAATCCTCACCGCAATTCTCAGACCTGAGATTCACAATTCGATAGTTCCAAAACATATTTATCTCCTTATGCATACCATTTGCTTATGTCGTGGTAAGCCTTTACCACATCTTCATATCCCAGTGCAGATAGCAGTTGACACAGAACACCGTCTGCATCTGCGTGCGCTACTTCTGTATCTTTGCTAAGTCTCAACTCAGCCAGTTCAGCAAGTGCTTCTTCTCTTGTCATATTGATTCCTTTGAAGTTGAATAGCGTTTCACGGTGTCATGAAACGCCATTTGTATTGTTGATTGTTTAGATTAAAGTGTGTTGTAGCCAGTGCAGAACTCGTAGAGTTCCACCTCGTTCTCAGGCTCGAATACAGTTAAACCCTCGAACTCGTTGTCAATGTCGTTGAACTCGTCATAGCCGTAATCTCTTGCTAAGAACTCTAAGTTCTGATTGTGATAGTCATCTGTGCGAAAGTCTGTGCGCAGATAGTGGTCAACGCCCTGATGCGTATTGCATACTGCCTTCGGGGTTGTAACGCGCAATGCTTTGCGCATTGGGCGGGGCAGATAGTGATATGGTCGTTCGAGGACTTTTGGTTGTCTTACTACGACCCGTGTTGTGTTGATGTTATAGACGAAAGATGCTTTCATTACGCTCTCCATTGATTGAAATTTCATGACCCCGTGAAATGTTATTTAGCGGGTGAGTCAGGCTACCTCCCGACTCAATTCAGATTTTAACACAGTTACTTCTTTAAAGCAAGTCTTTATACAACTATTTTATATCGCTCTGGTGGGTGTGATTACGTTTTTGAAAACGCGTTTTTTAGTTATTTGTAAAGTGGTGTTGGAACTTTGGAACTGGGTTGGAATCACAAAAAAGAGGGGTAAGTATAGTTAAAGTACTAGTAGTAGTAGTAGTATATATAATATATTTATATAATAGTATTATAGTTTTGTGAGTGAGTACTACATGATTCCAAAGTTCCAAAATTCCAAGAGTTTTGCGTTATGGCTGGCAGTTACCTATCTGCTTAATAAATGGGCAATGTATTGTTTGTTTAGCACAATGCTTACACTCGCAGGCGATGATGAACGAACGAGATGATGCTCCAAAGTCCGTTGTCCTCAAAAAAAACTGGAATTTTGGAATATCCACAGGTTATCCACATTTAGCCGCGTGTAAGTCGTTGATTTCATTAGGTATTTAAAAGTTATCCACGGTTCCAATTTGGTTTTTCAGGTTGGAATTTTGTTGGAACATTGTTCCGACAAATTGGAACGACTTTGCTCAGTTCCAAAATTCCAGTCCGATTCCAACCCGCTTGGAACTGAGTTGGAATTTTGGAACAAATTTCATGACCCCGTGAAACGCTATTTAAGACGCTTGCCCACGCTCGCGCAGGGACATATAACTGGTCTCAGGGGCAAACAAAAAAGCCCAACCAACCTTGCGGTCGGCTGGGCTAGGCTAATCAAGTATTACTTGATTGATTTCAGGAAGGCATCTATTGCCACCCTTGTCTTAACTTCGTCGGCTGTTGTGTCACCCCTAGCCTTCGCGTTCTTACATCTAGTTTTAATTGTATCCATAACTTTTCCAACATAAGTTGCGAAGTCATCAGTAGTTCCTCTCTCCCTTGTCTCAGGGTTGAGGTCACGGATAGCCTTGAGCAAAGCCTTCATCTTGTTGAATGCATACTTGTTGAATGGCGTTCTTACGTTACCAATCACGCCATGCTTAATAGGCTCGGCTTGTCGTAGTTGCCCAAATTGTTGTTGCGAGAACGACAAGGCATAGGCAAGGGTTACTTCGTTGCCACCCTTGGCATCGGGTATCCATTCCGTGTTGTAACGCTTGGCTGGGTTTAGTTCTTGCCAACGAAGCGCCCAACCTTCCGTTAGTTGCGCTTTCACTTCCGCAGGGACATCTTCTAAGATGTTAGGGCAAGCATCTAGGACATACTTGGCAACAAGGCTAAGATGTTCAACGGCTAATGCCGACTGGTAACCCGCGTTCTTGAGGTTATCGATAGAGAGAAATGTAACTTGCGTTACGCTAGGGGTAGCGGATGCTACGAGGGTTTTTGCTTTCATGGTTTCTCCGTTAAAAGCGTTTATGCGACTGACAACCGTCAACCGCTAGATGTTTATTAGCACAACCTAGCGGAAACCACAAATTTCACGACCCCGTGAAACGCTAAATAGCGCACACGCATACACGCGCAACGACATATAACTGGTCTCAGGGGCAAAACAAAAACCCCGCAAACCTTTCGGTCTGCAGGGTCAGGCTAATTACTTAGCGTTGTAAGCTTTCCAGAACGCGTCTCTTGCTGTTCTGAACTTAGCGGGGTTCGCTGTATCGTCTCCACGATTCTCAGCGTTCTTGACTCGCTTGTCATAGTCAGCAAACATTTCAGTCACAGACTCAGTAAAGGCTTTTGTTGCACCGCGTTCGCGGGTCTTACCTTCATTCAGTAGGTTGTTAGCTGACCGCCTGAGTGCTGACAAGTTGTTTGACGCATACTTGCTGAACTTGTCGCGCATTATTTTGACTAGTCCATGTAGCTGTGGGTCTTTGTTTTTCAGTTGACCAAACTCTTGCTGACTGAATGAGTAGCAGTAGTGGAGACTGAGTGTCGTTGACCCTTTCGGATATTCGGCTTGACCATCAAGCGAGTTACCCGCTTTGATGAGCACACCGCTTTCACCGCGAGTGAAGTAGTCCTGACCCCACAGTTCATGTGCGCGAGTCATAAAACCCGCAAACAAATCCGCTTTGAGTTCAGCGCTTGTCTCAGCGGGAAACTCAGGGGCAGAGTCCATAATGAACCGAGCGAGTCCAGTAGCAGTTTCACCAATACGAGCGAAGCGGTAAGCCGCGTCTTTAATGCTGGATGGTGGTGTAAAGGTATCCGCGATAGCTTTGTTGATTGTGGTCATATCGACAGAAGCTGTAGCTTTAGCTTTCATGTTTAACTCCAAGAAAAACGCGGTGTGACTGACACCGCAAACAGTACCGAACTGAACTGTCCGATAGTTATATATAGCTGACTCTGAAAAAAGTTTCCAGTTTCCTTACCCCGTGAAACTCTATATAGCTCGCACGCATAGACGCACGCGACGACAAATAACTGGTATCAAAAACTCGAGGCGCAAAAAAAGGGAGCCGAGGCTCCCTTTGTGTTACTCACATACAAACTTGTATGTCGGCACTTCTTTCACTTCCATGCCTGTCATGATCTTCTTGCATGTCGGACTGTCTTCTTTGACATAGGCTGTTATGCACAAATTTACATCGTCTGTATTGATGTAATACTCTTTGTGGTCGTATTGAGCATAGTCTTTTTCTCTAACAGAATCACTGATTGTTTCCATTGCAGTGTTCAAGATGGAGAGCAAACGCTCGTCTTTGAAACTATCGAGTTCACGCATATACACATTAAAGTGGATACGATCTCCAAACATGGAAACAAAGAGTTGATCATCTCTGGTGAAGTTAACAAACAGTGGGGCATACAGTGCGCGAATCAACATACGATCCTTGGTTAGTTGAGTTGCTTTCTGGTGGAAGGTGTTTGCATCTCGTTTGTAGGTTTTGATCTGATCGTTGATTGCAGTGATCAGTGGGTTTGCTTTGCGTGCTTTCATTTGGATATCTCCAAGTAGTTGAACATGACTGCATCACTGCAGTTTCGTCTATTAAAGACTCATCAGATGTTCTTATTCTTCAGTAGATAGTTGAGTGACAAGATACGTTTCTCTTCTTCTTGCGCTTCGTCATCTGCTGGTGTAGTAGGTCTGGCAATGATGCGGACACGCTTGCGATCGATAGCATCACGCGCTACTTCACGCTCTACTTCTTGGTAGCAGTAGTTCATTGCTAACATCATGATCTGCCACGCTTCTGCTTTGTTTGTCATACTGTCTGCGGTATCAATCAGTTGCTCTGCAGTTGGTGTGATAAACATTTGGTTGTGCTTCAATGGGTTAATGAACATAATCAATCTCCAATGTAATGCGACACAACATCGTGTCGTATTTATATATAGGCATAAATTGGGAGAGAATGCAATTTTTCCTGCCATGCCCGACCCCTATACCCCCAGCCCCCTCTTTTGGCGCTTGGGACTCCCGCACCTCTCTACTCTAAGATATGCACAAACAACACAGCAAAATCCCAAATCTTGCTATACTGAACCCGCAACGCAGTTGCATTTTGTCTCTCCTTCTTTAGGCCCCCCAGTGGGGTCTTTTTTTCTGCCCTACTACTGTATATAGGTGTTTTCCCTAACACCCCCCGGGTAGGAGTCCCAAGTTTGTTTTGGGGGTATATATTTTTTGGTAGAGTTGGTTTGTTGGTGACACGTAGTACGGGTTAGCGCCGTATTTACTGGAATTGTGCAAATACCTAGTAAGTTGAACGCCACTGCTTTATGTGAACGTGTTGCCAACACCTATTTTTCTGGTATAGTCGCGCCACCATAACTGGAGTGCCACTTCCTCCATGCAAGAACTCGTTCCTGACATCGAAAGCGATGTCCCATTACCAGTCTCCGCGACAGAGGCTATGCCAGACCTGTCTCCAAAAGAAGAGTTGGAGATGCGGGCTAGGACGGTAAAGCTGATTTCTGACCTATCGGGTAAACCCGTAGAACCGGGTCAAGAACACAAGGATCAGGCTAAAGATATAGTACAAACCCTAATGTCTCAGCCCCAAAATGCTGTAAATTTAGCCCAATATCCCAACGAAACCGTTGCTTATTTGGCTGGAATGGTTGCCCAACACGACGTTATGGTCGTAAAAGAGCTGGCTGACCTTAAGAAATACGTAGTAAATAAGCTGGTTGCTGAGACCGAACACCCAGATGCCAAGATTCGACTAACAGCACTGCGTGCTTTAGGTGAAGTTGATGGCGTGGATGCATTCAAGAAGCGCTCTGAGGTCACCCATAAGCAACAATCTATGGAAGAAGTCGAGAAAGAGCTGCTCGAGACCCTTGCTAAGTTGGAAAAACGCACGATTGACGTGGAAGTTATAGAAATCAAGCATGAAAATAACGCCACAACAGATTGAAAAGCTGAAAAGTCTGCTGCCCACGGCCTCGCCAGACGAAAAACGCAAGATTCTTGAGCTAATCAAGGTCTGGGACAGCGAATCTGTCCAGATTGTAGGTAAAGATTCACTATTAGACTTCGCTGATCATGTATATCCCGGTTACAAAGTTGGTCCTCACCATCGTAGACTCGCTAAAATCTTTGAAGATATCGCCGCAGGAAAGAAAAAGCGTGTCATCGTTAATATTGCGCCTCGACACGGTAAATCTGAGCTCATTTCCTATCTTGCGCCAGCGTGGTTTCTGGGCAAATTCCCCCATAAGAAGGTCATTATGGCATCTCACACTGCTGATTTGGCAGTTAACTTTGGTCGCCGCGTTCGTAACCTTGTGGGTTCAGATTCGTATAAAGACATTTTTCCGCAGGTAGAACTGCAATCTGACTCTAAGTCAGCATCACGATGGGGGACTAACTTTAATGGTGAATACTTTGCTATTGGTGTCGGAGGTGCTCTTGCTGGTCGCGGGGCTGACTTGTTTATTATTGATGATCCTCATTCGGAACAAGACGCTAAAACTGGGCGAGCAGATGTATTTCTTCCTGCTTGGGAGTGGTTCCAGTCTGGTCCTATCCAGCGTCTTATGCCCGGTGGTGCGATCATTATCGTGATGACTAGATGGTCTAAATTAGACCTAACTGGACAAATACTGAGTCAGATGGAGCGCGAAGAGGACGTTGACCCTTGGGAAGTGGTTGAGTTCCCAGCCATCCTGAACGAGAAGCCCCTATGGGGCGACTTCTGGTCTATTGAGGAATTGCTGTCTAAAAAGGCTGGTATGGACGTGCGGTATTGGGAAGCCCAGTACATGCAGAACCCTGTATCAGAAGAGGGCGCACTAATAAAGAAGGAGTGGTGGCGCATCTGGGACAAAGAAGACGCTCCGCAGTGTGAGTTCATTATCATGAGTCTGGACGCAGCTCAAGAAGCCAACACCCGTGCCGACTACAACGCCTTGACTACATGGGGGGTCTTCTATAACGAGGAAACCAACAACCACAGCATCATCTTACTCAATGCTATTAAGAAACGTATGGAGTACCCAGACCTCAAGAAGCTCGTTCTCGAGGAATATAAAGAGTGGGAGCCAGACGCGTTCATGGTCGAGAAGAAGTCCAACGGCTCTGTGCTTTACCAAGAGTTCAGACGCATGGGGATACCGGTGGGGGAGTTCACCCCGGGCAAAGGACAAGACAAGATAGCGCGTGTGAATGCAGTGTCGTCACTGTTTCAAGGTGGGATTGTTTATGCACCAGATCGTAGATGGGCTAAAGAAGTTATTGAGGAATGCAATGACTTCCCGTCCGGAGCTAACGATGACTTGGTGGACTCCACTACCCTTGCGCTGTTAAGATTCAGGAATGGTGGGTTTATCCGTCTTGACACGGATGAACCAGAAGACATCACATGGTTTAAAGGTCGCCGCGCCAAAGAGCGGTTCTACACTGTCTAAGGATTTAATATGGCAACAGGCATGATGGACAAAGGTTTGTATCAGGCACCGATGGGGCTTGCTGATATGGTGGACGAAGAACCAATCGAGATCGAGATTGAAGACCCAGAGTCTATAGATATCCACGTAGGCGATATAGAAATTCAGATTAAACCTGAAAAAGAAACAGCAGAATCTTTTGATGCCAACCTTGCCGAGTACATGGACGAGGGTGACTTGTCTGGACTAGCAAATGATTTAGTAAGCGACTTTGATAAAGACATCATGGATCGCAGAGACTGGATCAAGACGTATGTCGATGGTCTGAAGTTGCTTGGTTTGAACTATGAAGAAAGAACTGAACCTTGGCAGGGTGCGTGTGGCGTGTTCCACCCGATGCTTACCGAGTCAGTCGTACGTTTCCAATCAGAAGCCATGATGGAGACATTTCCAGCACAAGGTCCTGTGAAGACCCAGATTGTTGGCGCTATCAATAAGTTACGCGAAGAAGCCGCCGAGCGCGTGCGTGACGACATGAACTATCAGCTCACAGATGTGATGACTGAGTACAGACCTGAACACGAGAAAATGCTGTGGTCGCTACCACTAGCAGGTAGCGCATTCAAGAAAGTTTACTTCGATCCGGCTAAGGGTCGTCAAGTTGCTGTGTTTATCCCAGCAGAAGACATTGTTGTTCCGTACGGAAGCTCAAATATTGAAGATTCTGAGCGTGTTACTCATGTCATGCGCAAGACTGAACAAGAAGTGGTCAGGTTGCAAGAAGCTGGGTTCTACGCAGATGTTGATCTAGGCGAGCCGGGCTATGAGTTAGACGACATTGAGAAGCAGAAGGCTGAAGAGACAGGGATGAACGCGACCCAAGATGATCGCTTCCGCATCCTTGAAATGCATGTTAATTTAGACCTAAAAGGGTTTGAGCATACAGATAAAAAAGGTCGTGAGACTGGGATTGCGCTACCGTATGTAGTTACCATAGAGAAAGGCACGCGCACTATCTTAGCTATTAGGAGAAATTGGTATGAAGACGACATCCTCCACACAAAGCGACAGCACTTTGTCCACTACCAATACATCCCCGGTTTTGGCTTCTATGGTTACGGTCTTATCCACCTTATCGGAGGCTACGCGAAATCAGCAACGATGCTCATCCGCCAACTTGTTGACGCGGGCACTCTATCTAATCTCCCCGGCGGACTTAAATCAAGAGGACTTCGGATTAAAGGTGATGACACGCCGATCCAACCCGGAGAATTCAGGGACGTAGATGTCCCTTCCGGAAGCATCCGTGACAACATATTACCACTCCCGTACAAGGAGCCATCACAAGTTTTAATGGCTCTGTTTCAGCAGATTGTCCAAGAAGGCCGGGCATTTGCTTCATCAGGGGATATGAATGTCTCAGACATGAGCAATGAAGCTCCTGTAGGCACGACGTTAGCAATATTAGAGCGCACTCTTAAAGTAGTTACTGCGGTGCAAGCCCGTCTGCACTACACAATGAAACAAGAGTTCAAGCTCTTAAAAGTGATTATTGCGGATTACACACCAGAAGAGTACGACTACGAGCCAGAAGACGCTAATCGTAAGGCTAAGAAATCGGACTATGACTCAACAGACGTCATTCCAGTTAGTGATCCTAATGCTGCGACTATGGCGCAGAAAATTGTTACGTATCAGGCCGTGTTGCAGCTAGCGCAACAAGCACCACAGTTGTATGACTTAGCACTTTTACATCGTCAGATGATTGAGGTGTTAGGCGTGAAAAACGCTGATAAGTTAGTCAAGACTGAGGATGACGCAGAACCTACCGACCCAATCCAAGAGAACCAAGACATTCTTACTCACAAGCCTGTCAAAGCGTTTATGGAGCAAAACCATCAAGCACACATTGCTGTACATATGGCTGCAATCCAAGACCCTAAGATTCAACAGTTGATGCAGATGAACCCACAAGCTCAAGTGATTATGGCTGCGGCTATGGCTCACGTAAACGAGCACATTGCGTTTGAGTATCGTCGTACGATGGAAGAAGCAATGGGCATCGTCTTGCCGGGTAAAGAAGAAAATGGCGAGAAGAAAAAACGTGTACCACCAGAAATGGCGGATCAGATTGCTATTAAGGCCGCACAAGCCGCACAGCAGTTACTGCAACAAAACCAGCAAGAAGCTCAACAACAAGCCGCGCAACAGAAACTGCAAGACCCGATTGTCCAGATGCAAATGCAGGAGTTGCAACTCAAACAGCAAGACCTACAACTCAAAGCACAGAAGCAACAAGTCGATGCTGCTGAGAAAGCTGACCGTATACGTGTTGAAGAATCACGCATCCAAGCGCAGATGCAAATTGCTGCGATGCAAGTCGGTGCTCAATCTGCTGCCGCTAAAGATAAAGCTCAGAAACAGCAACAGGCTGAAGGTTTACGCATGGGTATTGATGCAGCTAAACATAAAGCGCAGATGGCTGTGCAGATGGCTCAACAGCGTTCACAACAAAATAAAAAGGGAGATAAATGAGCAACCAAACATTTGGTTATTTAGCTTCGGAGATTGACAAGCTCCGTCGTGATCAAGTTACCTTCCTCGCAGGAGGAGGTGCAAAAGATTTCGCCGAGTATCGGCATGTCTGCGGTGTCATCCGGGGTCTGACACATGCAGAACAACTTGTCAAAGACCTTGTGCAAAAAATGGAGTATTCCGATGAGTGAGTTTGATGTTTCCGCTGTGGACTTGTCCGGCATTTTGAATGCTAGTAACGAAGACAAGGCTAAACAGTTGCCCGATCCATCTACCTATTACATGTTGACTGTCGTTCCTGAAGCGATAGAAGAATATGCTGATAGTGAGGTTGGATTGATTAAAGACAGCAAAACCATGTACTACGAAGAAGTGCTGACCCCAGTATTGTTTGTAGTGAAGATGGGACCTGACTGTTACAAAGACGCTACCCGCTTTCCAAGTGGTTCTAGCTGCAAAGTTGGCGACTTCGTTGTCGTCCGCCCCAATTCAGGCACCCGCCTGAAAATTCATGGTCGTGAGTTTCGCATCATTGCGGATACCTCAGTCGAGGCCATTGTTGAAGACCCACGCGGAATTAGTCGCGCTGCTTAAAAAGGATAAATCATGGCATTACCTGAATTTGAATTACCCGATCCTGATAAACAGGATGTTGCTGCTGAAGACGAAAAGTTTGAAGTAGAAATCGAAGACGATACCCCCGTAGAGGACAGGGGCCGTAAACCCGCTAAGGAACCTGTAGATGAAGTAACAGACGAAGAATTGTCAAGTTATGACGAAAAGGTTCAAAAACGAATAAAAAAGTTTACACGCGGATATCATGACGAGCGTCGTGCCAAGGAAGAGGCACAGCGTGAGCGTGAGGCGGCTGAGACCTTTGCACGTCAAGTATTTGAGGAAAATAAACGCCTTCAACAGCAGCTTTCCACAGGAAGCCAAGCTTATATTGAGACGTCTAAAAGCGCTGCTGAAGCTGAGTTGGTATCAGCTAAACAACGTTATAAGAAGGCTTACGAAGAAGCCGACGTAGATGCACTAACTGAAGCGCAGGCAGAGATTGCTCAAGCCACATTGAAGTTAGATAAGGCTCAAGGTTTAAAACCCATCGAGGTTGAAGAACGTGAGATGCCTACTCCTCAACGTGCAGAGCCTGAGAAAAAGCAGACTCCACGCACCCAAAAGTGGTTGGATAACAACAATGATTGGTTCGGAGTGGACGATGAGATGACTATGACTGCGGTAGGACTTGACAGAAAGCTCCAACGCGAGTATGGTGCGGACTATATAGGTACTGAAGAGTACTTTAAAACCATCGATAAAACGATGCGCAAAAGATTTCCTGAACATTTCGATGATCAGAGCCAAGAGGATGACGAGCCGCCTCCAAGAAAAAGAGCTGAACCGGTTTACGAGGAAGATGAACCTCCACGCCGTGCTCAAAAAATCACTAATGTTGTAGCTCCGGCTTCACGTAGTACTCCACCCAATCGTATTCGGTTAAAGGCATCCGAAGCCGCGATCGCTCGCAGGCTTGGGGTTCCGATTGAAGAATATGCTAAACAGGTTGCACAACTTAAAAGAGGTTAAATATGGATCAGGTTAAAACTGCCGAAAAGGCACAAAATCGTTTGTCTCGTGAACTCGATACGCGTGCAGCAATGCAGCGTCCCACTTCGTGGAGAGCTCCCGAAACTTTACCGTCACCTAATCCGCGTGAAGGCATCACACACCGCTGGGTAAGAGCCAGCATGATGGGACAGCCTGACGTACAAAACATCTCTGGCAAGTTGAGAGAAGGATATGAACCCTGCAAAGCAGAAGATTATCCTGAAATGATGATGCACGCTTCTACTGAAGGTCGCTTTAAAGGCAACATTGAGGTGGGAGGTTTGGTTCTCTGTAGCATTCCAACGGAGTTTTTGAAACAACGAGAGGCTCACTTCTCGAAGATCAACAAAGACACGATGGAGTCTGTAGATAACAATTTCATGAAAGACAGTCACCCAACCATGTCGAAGTTTTCCGAAAAGTCGACAAAGGTGACGTTTGGTTCTGGCACTTAAATTTTTAAAGGAGTCTTAAATGGCTTACCCCGTTGTTAACGCCCCATATGGGCTAAAGCCGATCAATCTGATCGGTGGTCAGGTATTTGCAGGTTCTACCCGCGAATATCCGATCCCATACGGATACGCGACTAGCATTTTCTACGGTGATCTCGTTGGATTGACCCGTGGCAATGTACAGCGCTTGTCTGTTTCTACTGGTACTCTTGGTACTGTTACAGGTGTCTTCTTGGGTTGTTCTTATACAAACCCAACCACCAAACAAAAGCAATTTGCTCAATACTGGCCCGCTTCAACAACGGCTGGTGACGCAGTTGCTATTGTTTGTGATGATCCTGACACAGTGTTCAAGGCTGTCGTTTGTAATACCGGTACTACTGTTGCTTCAGGCGCTCGCGCCATGATTGGTCAAAACTTGGCTATGATTAACAACACTGGTAACGTGAATACTGGCGACTCTGCTAACGCTTTGTTGGCTCCTAGCGATACACCCGCTACTACCGATGCGTTGCCAATCCGTGTTTTGGGCTTAGTGCCTGACACCGTTGTCACCTTGGGTTCTGTTACCTACACTAGCATTTCTACCGCTACTGTTACCTGCTCTGCTTTGCCTTTTGCATTGCCTGTTGGTACAGACGTTGGTTCACTTGCTTCTAACGGTCAGTACATCCCTTCGGGTTCGTTTGTTGATACAGCAGCTTCTGCTGGCGCAACATCGTTTATCTTGAACCAAGCGCCTGTAGCTGCTTTTGCTAGTAGCTCCACCATTGTGTTCGCACAGTACCCAGAGTTGCTGGTTAAGTTGAACTTCGGTCAACACCAGTATTACGCTGCCACAAGCATTGCTTAAGGAGTAATTTAAAATGGCTATTTCACGCGCACAACTACTTAAAGAACTCCTTCCCGGCTTAAATGCTTTGTTCGGCCTCGAGTACGCCCGTTATGGTGAGGAACATAAAGAGATTTATGAAACCGAAACCTCAGAGCGTTCTTTTGAAGAAGAGACCAAACTGTCTGGCTTCTCTGCCGCACCAGTCAAAAACGAAGGTTCTGCCATCGCTTATGACAATGCTCAAGAGGCATGGACAACTCGCTACAACCACGAAACCATTGCTTTGGGTTTCTCAATCACTGAAGAAGCGATTGAAGATAACTTGTACGACAGCTTGTCTGCTCGCTACACCAAAGGTTTGGCTCGTGCTATGGCTTACACCAAGCAGATCAAAGCTGCTGCCGTGTTGAACAATGGCTTCTCTCCCCTGTATACAGGCGGCGACGGTCAACCTTTGTTCTCTACTGCTCATCCTTTGGTTGCTGGCGGTGTCAACTCCAACACTCCATCTACCCAAACTGACTTGAACGAGACTTCTCTTGAAGCCGCCGTTATTCAAATCGCTGCTTGGACTGATGAGCGTGGACTGTTGATCGCTGCTAAGCCTAAGAAGTTGATCATCCCACCAGCACTGCAATTCGTTGCTACTCGTCTGTTAGAAACCAGCCTCCGCGTTGGCACTAACAACAACGACATCAACGCGATCAAGAATAATGGCGCGATCCCAGAGGGATACACCATTAACCATTACTTGACCGACACCAGCGCTTGGTTCTTGACAACTGACGTACCTAACGGTTTGAAGCATTTCATCCGCACTCCGCTGCAAAACAGCATGGACGGTGACTTCGATACCGGTAACGTTCGTTACAAGGCTCGTGAGCGTTACAGCTTCGGCTGGTCTGATCCTTTAGGCATGTTTGCCTCTTCAGGTTCATACTAAAAGAAAGGGGGTCACAAGCCCCCTTTTTTATTGACATCATAGAAATATGGTGTATATTTCAAACATCTGGGTGATTGACTCTACCGGACTGCCCCAGCAGACGATGCAACGATTGGTAGAGTTACTTTTGCATAAGGACTTTTGTCATGGCACGTTCCACATTTGAAGGCCCAGTTCTATCTGGCACACAGCGTTTTGGTAATTTCCGTAACGTAGGCTACGCAAGCCTCGTTCAATCAGCGACTTTAAACATCGCTAACACCACAGCAAACACTGCTGGTTTTGGTGGCTCTTCTGGTCAATTTGTTGACTCAAACAACATCCCTAACGGCATAACAACCGTTTACACACCTAGCACTTCTACTACATACACTGCAACCAGCATCCCTGCTGACTCTGCTACCGTGTACCGTGGCTTTGTGGCATACCTCCCAGCAGGTAGCCGCATCAACGACATCTTCGTTGATATTGGTGTTATCACTACCTTCACCAGCGGTTCTTTGACCTCTATCCAAGTTAACGTCAGCAATGATTATGTTGCCGCTACAGGTACTTGCACATACGCACAGACAGCAGTATTAACTTCTCCAGCAGTGGGTCGTCAATCATTCAATGCGTTTACTGCAACTCAGTTGGCTAACCAGCAATCTACTTCTACCGATATCATCCAGATAAATGGCGAACCACCTTTGTCTCAAGTGGTGTTTACAGTAGCGTCTATCAACGGCACTAACGTAGCGATTACAGGTGGTACTTACTACTTCACAATCCGCTACACACAGCCTGATGGCAACATCGGTACAACTACTACTTACCCATACGGTAACTTTGACTAATCAGTCCTAGGGGCTTCGGCCCCTTGTTTTTAAACAAGGAGATTGATTATGATGCAAACTGACGTAAAAGCCGTCCATCTAGACGCAAGCGGTGTGGGATATGCTGGTCGAACCAGAGTTCGTGGTTATCAAGTAGCCCCCGGTGGCACGGCTGGAGAAATTCAGTTTTACGATAACGCTACTACAAATGCTGGTAGGAACTCTTTAACCCTGCACGTCACAACTAACACCGCCGTTATTGCTACGTTAATTCCCGCAGAAGGCATTTTGTTTGAAAACGGGTTTTATGTAGTCCTACCAACCAGCGCATCTATTACGGTGTTTTATGGCTAGCCCCGCATGGACACGCAAAGAAGGCAAGAACCCCAACGGCGGGCTGAACGCCAAGGGGCGAGCCTCCGCGAAAAAGCAAGGGATGAACTTGAAACCGCCGCAACCCGAGGGCGGCTCAAGGCGCGACTCTTTCTGCGCTCGTATGAGTGGGATGAAAAAGAAATTGACATCCGCAAAAACAGCGAACGACCCGAACTCTAGGATTAACAAGAGTCTTAGAGCGTGGAACTGCGCTGAAGGCGGGTATGTAAATTCAGCAGATGGAATTGCCCAGAAGGGCAAGACCAAAGGAAGGATATGCTAATGTCTGATCTTGAATTGACCGACCGCGAACGATTGATCGCTAAAGAAGCGGCAAAGCTTGCTATCGAAGAGATGTCTTCAGAGTTTTACAAAAAGATTGGTAAGACTGTTGTGGAGAAGTTTCTGATCGGAGTAGGTTTATTGGTCGTTGGCTTCTTTGTTGGCAAGGGCTGGATTGTTAAGGTCTAACATGCCAAGCACAAGCAAAAAACAACACAATTTCATGGCGGCGGTGGCTAACAACCCTAAGTTTGCCAAGAAAGCAGGAGTACCACAGTCTGTTGGCAAAGAATTTGAGTCAGCAGATAAGGGTATGAAATTTGGTTCTAGTGGCACTAGAGCTGATCGTCAGGGTGTAAACAAGCCGAAAACCAATCACGGTAATGCGGCACTTTTTAAACAAGGTGGAACTATGGCTACAAAAATGGGTAAACCAACAATGAAGGCTGGCATGAGCACGGCTAAAGATGGCATGAAAAAGCCTACTCCTATGGCTAAAACCGACATGGCAGGTAGCATGATGGGTATGAAAAAAGGCGGTATGCCCATGAAGATGAAAGATGGCAAAAAAGTGCCTATTTTCGCGGCTAAAGGTGGTGGCATTGAGTCCAAGGGTAAAACCAAAGGCAAGATGATTACTATGAACAAGGGCGGCAAAGCCTGCTAAGGAACGGTCATGGCAGATGTTAAATACCCAGACTACACCCCAGTAGACGAACCTGTTCGCACAGGCCCTAAACCCGCAGAACCCGGTAGTGGCATTAGGGTTGAAAAAGAACCCGCGCCTAAACCTGCTCCAAAGGTAGTCAAAAAAGCTGCTGGTGGCTCTGCCTCTTCTCGTGCAGACGGATGTTGCACTAAGGGTAAAACCCGTGGGAAGATGATGTAACTATGATGTCAAGTCGCGGTATGGGCGCTATCAGCCCCTCCAAGATGCCCAAGGGTAAAAGAACTGCCCGAAGGGATGACACCGACTTCACACAATATGCTGAGGGCGGGAAAGTTAACGCCGCTGGCAACTACACAAAACCCAGTCTGCGCAAGCGGATTGTGTCTCAGGTGAAGGCCGCAGCAACGCAGGGCACAGGTGCAGGACAATGGTCAGCACGTAAAAGCCAATTAGTTGCTAAAAAATATAAAGCAGCGGGCGGGGGCTACCGTGACTGAGGCCACTAAGACTTGTACGGATTGTGGAGAAACAAAACAGCTATCTGCTTTTCGCAGCCGTGGCGGTCAACTGGCGCATCTGTACAAAAGTCATTGCAATACTTGTCTATACAAACGACATAAAGATTGGGCTGAAGATAACCAACATCGAATCGCAGATTACCGAGAAAAAGACCCGTGGACATTGGCTAAGAGATGTAGTCGCCGTGGAATAACTCCAGAACAGCTTGTTGAGCGGTATGAACGGCAAGAAGGTTGTTGCGCAATTTGTAAGGTAGAAATTACGTTAATTGACAGCGCAATAGATCACAACCACGATACCGGAGAGTTTCGCGGTGTATTGTGTAAGCAGTGTAATCGTGCTTTGGGCATGTTTAAAGACGATCCCGCAGTACTACATAACGCATTAGAATATTTAGAAGCGTTTGGGAGCTATGGAAATGGCACTTAAAGCGCCACAGCAGTCCTTAAAAAACTGGGGTGACCAAAAATGGAGAACCAAAAGTGGAAAACCGTCTAGTAAAACAGGTGAGCGATACCTTCCAGAA